CCCATCTGCCAATTGGTTTATCCAAGTGAGACTGTTCAGTGTCCACAGCTCCCGATCCTTCAGTGTCATCTTGTCCACTGAGATTGAAGTTAATCCTTCGTCTTGAAGATAAGTTTTGTAATCCGCAGTCACCCAAGTAGGTATCTCCTCTATTTCATATGATTGATTGTAAGAACAAGCCGTATGTATACACAGCCATTTGTAACCTGAAGTATTCATAACCTTAGAGTAGGCAAACTCAAACAGACCCTTAGATACATCAGACCCTTGGAAATTCAAGAAGGGTTCTGTGTAGTAGACCCTACCCCTATAGTCACATTCAACCATTTGATAGAAGTCACGGAAGCCTATAGCATGTATCTTAGCTATGACAAACTTCATCTCTATAGCCTTTGACTTAGCCTTAACAGAAGTATCCTCGAGATCTATAAACAATTCGAGGTTAGACTCTAAGGCTTTAGTCACGATACTGTTAAGTCTCCAAGGTGTTTGCTGTAACTTATCAAGGGCCTTAATAAAGGGCGCTCCTATAAGCTCCTTAAAGTCTGCCTCACTACTCATACGTTTAATGTATGGGCGCTTGGTGAACTCATTACGAAGTGAGCTTATGTCACTAGGGGGTACAAAGGAAGTACCTATGAGGGTAGACTTCTTATACTCGTCAGGTAAGTCACCTAGCTCAGACCATGTATCAAGTAGCTTTATAATGTAAGGTGCTCTAAATCCTTTGTACTCCCTCTCAATATGGATGTAACCCAGTTGAAGGAAAGCCTCTAGATACAGATCACCCACTGCTATGATCTCATGGTAGTTAGTATTTACCACACCTAAAGCAGATAGCACTTGTAAGCCCACTGCTGTCGATGTGACGGTAAGTTTGAAAGGGTTTGATGATGTCCTCCTGGACTTCTGATAAGCTGTCACAGCGCCTGATATGGCCCTTACAGATAGCTTCTCATAGTTATGCCCATAGGGTATCAGACTTGATAGTAATCTAGCCCCTTCAGGAGGCCTACCCCTAAAGGAATTACCTTCACAACGTTCCCTGATATACTCGGTTACACGTACTACACCTGCGGAATTATCCGGTATACTCAAAGAAATCTTCTTGTCCTTTAAGTCTGTTTGTTTTGGTGTCATAGTATGCGCTACCACAGTCTCCAGTTCTACCTGTGAACCGAGACTTAAGCACTCGGAGTTTAATTGTATTTCGTTCATCTTCATCTTCTGCCACTAAGTTACGAGAGAAAGTTATAATATCAAAGCTAATTTGCTTTATAGATCCTGATCCTTTAATGTCATCAATGGACGATAGGTGTCCCTCTTCAAACGATTTACCTTGTGACTTCCTAAGGTGGCTGATCAGTCCTAGCCATACGTTATGTTTCTTAACTATCTTTAGGAGATCCGACATAACAGAATCAATAGCTTCGTTTCCAGTTTTTCCATCTGCACCTTCAGATACCGCAATGGTGATATGGTCAAGTATAATATACTGGCAGCCAAGAAGGCATAGGTTTTCGATCTGATCAATAAGAGATGAATCAGACACTGCTCCATTGTGGTCGAGTAGTATGAGTCTTTCACTACCGAATACACGATTGAAAGCTTTTCGCTCTTGGTCCTCAGTTGGGTCTGCTGGAGTAAACATCTTGATAAACTTCTCTGCAGAATCTCCAATACTTTCCTCGAGAGATACAAGGCCGATCCTATCATCTGTATTTTCCTCCAATTCTAATATGATTTCTTTAATCATTGTTGACTTACCTGATCCTGTTCCAGATGTGAACAGTACGATCTCACCCTTACGCATACCATCTAGCTTATCGTTTAAACCTTCAAGGCACTGGGGGTATGGCACAGATTCAACAGACTTACGTTCAATGTAAGCCTCCCAGATAGCCTCTCCCATTACGATAGATGATGGTGTGTACTTACGTGCATTGAACACTGCTTGGATGATTTCTTGTGGATCCTTATTAAGGGAATCACAAGGGTCATTCTCAGATAAAGATGCAACAAGGGTCTTATCCCAACCAATGATCTTAGCTGCTTCACATACAGCTTTCTCACCTGCTTCGTCTTGATCGAACATCAGGATGACATCTTTAAAGGACCTCAACCACTCCCTATTAGATACAAGGATCTTCATGTTAGATGATGACGGTAGTGACACTACAGGGTAAGTCTTCTTATACTTGATAAGCATTGCTTGCTGAACTGCAATAGCATCTAACTCACCTTCAGTTATTACTACCTTTAAACCACCCGGTTGAAACTTAGACTGACCAAATAGTTCTAGCTTAGAGTTCTTAAGGTCACCTACAACACGGAACTCTTTAGGGAGACTACGCTTCTTATAAGCAACGACCTTACCTTTAACTGTATAAGGGTAGAAGTGTGTGGTTACAGTACCAGACTCGTCATATGCAACCTTCATGTCATAGAAGGAGCAGGCAGTTCGTGTCAGGTTACGTTCACGTACCCCCGCACAGTCATAGTTATTTATAGATTCAAGCGATTCAACACTCATATCATAGTCTCTTTGTTTATTTGGTTTAAATTTAGACTCAACTGAGTCATCGTATTGATCTAAGAATGCTGGCTTGTTACATACATAACATTTACCTCTACCATTAGTGTATAGACCTACACCATCAGAGGAACCGCAATGCTTACATGGGTAATGTTTCTCAAACCTTGCTGTTGCCATCAGTTCCACCTACTTTCTTTGTTTAATTCAGAGTCCTTCCTACGTGAGCTAGCTTGTTGCTTCCTCTTAAGTCTGTTTTCCTTCCTCCCCTTCTGCTCCAGTAAGTAATCTTCCGGTTCGGTACAACTCGTCGAGTCTTTGTTTTGTTTCATCAGTAACTTCTTCTTTAGGTATAAATTTAACTGCTCCAATCTGTCTGTTGAGGTACAGAGGTACCCCCTCAGAACACTTTTCCGTTAATACATCAAGGTACCATTGCACTTTACATTCTGCTGCAGTGAGTCCACCTCTTGTTTCGAACAGTTGGATTATTTCAAAGGACACTTTAGATCCTTCTTTAATTAGCCCATTGATATGCTTCGAGGAGCTTGTGTACTTCTTCCAGTTTGATTCCTTATCCCTCTTACGTTTCTTGTAGGAGTGGAACTGCTTCTTACCTATGTATCTGATAGGGTTACCATCAGGTACAGTAACAGTTATAAGGTACACGAAGCCGAAGTAATCATCTACCTCAAAGGACTCACCAGAGTACTCCCAGTGTCCTAGGGTTTTAGTCATCCGTAAACACCTCTTTAATTGTTAGTCTTTTAAAACCATCCCAATCCCTGCGCATATACAGTAGGTTCCAACAAGTCTCTAGTTTCTCTTGCCATTCACGAGGATACCTACTCCTCCATGTATCTGCAACAGCTTCTAACATACCTTCTAATGGAACCCCTTCAAGTATCTTCTCGGCTTTCTTAGGGCCAATACCTTTAAGTCCATGGATGTTATCTGTTGAGTCTCCTGTCAGCATCTGTATACACATCTTGTAATGCCCTTGAGTCTCATCAATGAAGTATGTCTCCTTCTTGTTGAAGTTGTAATGCCATCCCGGAACCATATCAATATCCTTATCAATATGTGCTATGACGTAGTGGTCTCCAGCTTCATAGGCTTCTTGCGCCCATATGGAAACTACATCGTCTGCCTCACAGTTATCTGATTTAAAGCAACCAGTTTCCCATGCGTACTCTGTTACTGCCTCACGTCTTTCCTTAACCTTAGGATCCATAGGTGTCTTACTTCGGTTACCTTTGTAGTCCTCCGCTATACCGTATCTGAAATTACCCTTACCTTTGACAGCAACGTAACCTTTTATACTACCTGTGTCCCTCATGATTGCAGCTAGAGCCTTATCAAAGTAACTCTTTGCTTGTGTAACTGAGTCTGTTGTAACTGCTATACGGAAGATGATAGAGTCAGCGTCTATAAAACACTTATCGAACTCCTGCTCAGAATCCATACAACTCTTATTAAACATCTCAAATACTGCATCGTTATTGTTGAACATATTTATTACTCTTTATTATATTATCAGATGCTTTTAGGATCTGTAAGTTATTCTCCACATGTAAACCACTGACAGTTTTCCCTTGCAGGGGTATGATGTGGTCCACATGGTATGACCTAGGTCCATGCTTTTCTATTAGCTTTGCACACTCCTCATAGATTAACCTAATAGCATCAAGGTCCGCCCATGCAGGTGTCCTATCCCTCTTAGCTTGTTTCCTAAGACTGTTGATGTGGTTGACATAACCTTTGTTATCCTTCTTCCATTGAAGCTTCCTGATGGCTTCATTCCGGATACCCTCAGGTGTTCTGACCCAACTAGATCTGTTTAGGTTATATATCTTACCCTTAGCATTCTTACATGGTGTGCACCTATACTTATGGTTACGTACGCAACTAGCTAACCAGTTAACACCCTCTTCGAGGACTACCTCACAGTCTATGCAACATTTAATGGATTTCTGCATAATTAATACCTATCTTCCCATCTCCATCCATACATGTGACACCTACAGTCTTAGGTCCCTCACGGAATCCTTCAACAGAAATATCTAGTACAGTCTTTGAATGTTTAGTTGGTGTTACCCAAGCAGTCTCGTCATGGTAGAAGAGGATTGGGTACGTATCTTCAATACCTAACTCCTTAATCTTCTTATACTGATGTACCAGTGCAGACTTGCAAGTGATACCTTCAAGTGTTTGAAGTAAGTAGTTGAGTAGTTGGTGGTCAGAACCTACAATGATACGTCGACCATCAGCACCTATGATGAAACCAATTCCGGTCTTCATCTTATTAGTGTTGTACTCTGATAGAAGTTCATCCTTCAGTTCCTTTAGCTTAGGGAATGCTGCTTTAAACTTAGCATCAGCTTCCTTACCAGCCTTAGGTGACTTAAGTCCTGTTACAACCTCACCTAGCTTAGACATACCTGCCCCAAAGAGGTAAGCATATATAAAGTTCTTAGCTTTTGGTCGTGAGATACCTAAGATAGCAGCATTACGCGAGTGCGCATC